GTTACATCTAAATTACCTTTAGCATTTGCGTGTGTGTTGCCTGTTTCTTTAGGATCATATAAGAACATCTTTTTACTTTCTTCTCTACCTAAAGCATAAGGATATAATGTATAGTTAGTGTTTGTAATATTCTTTACATAGCATTCTCTTACTTGTGGTATAGGATCAAAAGCATATGTATGTTTAAATGTATTAGTAAAATCTTTTGACCAGAAACCTATATGTGAACCTATATCAATACAGTTTTTTAATTCAGGTTTCTTCATCTGAATATACTTTAATATTGTTTCTCTATGAATAGTTTGATAACCACCATTTTCAATATAATTTTCAAAATGTGTATCTGAATCTGGTAGATACCAACCTTTTACATATTTCATACTATACTCCATTTAAAATTAGTATATGTTTGATCGTGTTGCAATTGTTCTATTTGTTTTACTGCGTATCCATTTTTAAATTCATCTATATTAAACTGACACGCTGATAGATATAGACTATGTTCTCTTATCTTATCATCATCTGCAAAATCAGGTTTTTCTATATTACTTAATTCTTTTTCTGATAGAAAACTAGCAGCGTTAGGACCTAATGTTATTGCTGGGTAACCTTCTTGTATTGCCTCAAAGGCAGCGATACTATTAAATGCTACTAAACAATGTACTTTATCTTTTTTTAATTGATGTAATAAAGTTTGACCATTTAGAGTTCTTTCTTTTCTATTAGGTTTTTGTCTTACTATAATTTTTTTATCTGTATATTTTCTTATTTCTTTTGTAATAAAATCTATATAATCTTCTTGTTCAAAATCTATATGATTCATTATATTTAAACTTCTTGTACTATTCAATGACGGTGGTATGATTAATATACTCTCGCCTTCTACTGGTCTTTTAGGTTTATAATTATCATAATCAACATTCATAATATCTTTAAATCTTTTCTTTAATACTTTTACATCTGTTAAAAAATCTAGTTGTTTATAGTTTAAATGATCTAGTGTTTGAAGATTGTTTTTAGTAAATCTGTGCCAGTTCTTTTGAGGATAACAACCCATATATCCTGTGTCAATATAATAGAAATCTATATTGTTATCTACACATTGTTTAATAGTTGCTATACGAGTAATACCTCTAAAGACACAAGGAGATTTATTTGATATATCTACTGTATCACTTTTATAATATAAATTATTAGAATCTGATTTATAAATTGTATCTAAAATTTTATCTTCTTTTTCTCTAACTCTATCAATGCAAATAATCATATTTTATAAAAAGTATATTTCAATGTTATTTCTTCTTCCGCTTTTATATCACGCAAAGTAAATAAACTATACCTATCACCTTCTTTAATTTTTATACAATTAGGTTCATCACTATGATTAACAAAACCACCTAATGGTGTTCTTATAGTTTCACCATTAACAACTATATGACTCATACCTAAATTAACATTACCCTCAATATCTTTTTTAGCAAATAAACCCATACCTTCTATGGCACTTCTTCTAATATATAATTCTTCAGGTAATGGTTGATATGTCATATTAAGTTTTTTACCTTTTCAAAATAATATCCTGTGTTTAAGTCTTTTAAATTATAGTGTGTAGCAGCGTAATTAGCAAACCACTTATCTCTTTTATCTTCTACTTTAAAATCCTCAATGTCTTTTATATCACCACTATTCATATTATAAAAGAAACAGTTTTTAGATTTAATGTACAATGGTTTACCCTCACAGATGGCAGGAGTTGCCGAAGAAGATGACCAAGTACATACAGCATAAGCATTCTTAATCACAGGTATAATGTCTGGATAGTTATCATTTGCCTTTGATTGAATAGATATGTTTTCTTTATCTTCTATGTATTTTGATAATACTTTAAAGTCTTGTTCTTGTGTGTCTGATAATACTCTATGAAATCTAACAATGATAGGTCTTTGTGAGTATTGTCTTATTTCTTCTATTGTTTCTATAGCATATTCAGTTGCGTTTTTCTTTTCTGCTGAATAACCTTCTGTTCCTCTATTGCAAGTAATTAATATATACTCGCCTTTACCATTATAAGGTTTTACATCAATGTTCTTTAATTCTTTCATTTCTTCCCAACGACTTAATGCGTCTTCCATAAATTCGTTTTCAAAATATTTGGCACCTTGATTAGCATATATGTTACTATAAGGTAGTCTTGTCCATCTTTTATTTTCTAAAGTCATTGTTCGTATTGTGTCTTTATGTAATTCAAAACCATCATATGATATTAGTACATCTGAATCTAAATAAAATATTTTACCTTTAGGTTCGTATTTGTCTATTATCTGTCTTCTATGACTATTATCACTTTGTTTAACATCACCTCTTACTTGATATGCAAAACACCAGGCGTATTCAGCGTCGGTTAATTGACTATCAGTTACATAAGTTGATTGCCATTCTGTGTGATATTGTAGACCTTCATAAAATGATTTAGGCCATAACTGTTTATATGAACCTGTAGCACAGGTATTAGTATAGACGGCAATTGTTTTCATTATTTTATATTGTATATGTCGCTACTTTTTCTTGTAGGTTTTTTAGTTGTAAAATCTAAAGTAAATCTACCTTCATAAGGTTTAAATAATTCTATCCACCATTCTTCAGGTTGTACTGTTGCGTGAGCATTCATACCATTAGGTAAAGTTTTACCTGCCTTATTAGTTGCTGCTGTAGCAAATACATACTTACCTGAATAGTCAAATATCTCTTTTATTATTCTAGGTAAATCTGCTTGTGGTATATGTTCTAACACATCTATACAAACTACTAAATCAAACTTACGACCTGCCTCTGGTTTCTTTTCAAATTTAGGTACTGCTGGATCATACTTGTAAACATTCCAACTATCAGGATGATTTTGTGCTTTTCCACAACCATAATCTAGTATAGTATCTACTTTATGTTCTTTTATTATTTCTTCTATTTGTGGCATATATTTTAGTATCATATGCCCTTTCCAGTATTTTGGGTTTTGGTGCATTAACTTTGCTTGTTCTAAATATATTTCGTATAAATTATCCATTACATATCCGTCCTTGTTGTTTCTTTAAATGTGTCAAACCATTCTTCGGCGTAATCACAGTTTTTATATTTCTTAAAGTATGGTCCACCTTGTGTGTAGTGTACTAGTTTAGCATTAGGATTGTGTTCATACTCTCCTACTAACCAGTTCCATTCTTCGTCTATCTTACCTATCAGTTCTTCATTCTCTAACCATTTGTATTGATGAAGTTCTAATCCTGTTGCACTATTAACATAATCAGGTGTTAATGTTGTGCATTTTGCATTATTAAATAACATCATACTTGACCAATTCTTTTTAGAATATGGTGTTTGAGGTTGATTTAAAAACTTAACTGTACTTGTTGGTGTGTAATCGTGTTGTACACATTGAACAGCATACTTCGTAGTTCTTTGTCTCCATAATTCTGATATGTCTGAACGAGATAACATATCACAATCCATAAAGATTGCGTGTCCTGAATAGTTGCATAGATAAGGTACTAAAAATCTACTAAATGCAAATTCAGTTGATTGTATTGGTAATCTTTCTCTAACAAATACATCTTTAATATTTTGTAATCTTATAGGTGTAATAGCAATAGGTTGTGTTGCGTGTTTAAGTAAACTATGAGATAGTGTACTAAATGCTACCTTTTCATTGTCATCATATCCTACAAAGACTCTTATCACTTCATTCCTTCAGTTTTAAAAAATAAAGATAATGTTAATCTTTCTTTAAATGTGTAATCAAAACAAGGTGCGTGATATATGCCACCACTATATAAAACTAATCTATTAGGTACTGCACTTATATAAATGTCTGGCACTTTTTCCATTTGATTAAAGAAAAATGCTGTTCCACCATTATATGCCTGGTCAAAATACATCATTCCTGCTACCATAGGTCTATCTACTAATTGTTGACCACCTGCTTGACCACCATTAGGTACTCCTGTTTTATAGGTAGTATCTTTATGTACCAAACCATACTTACCAAAATTTTGTGGCGATACTCTTATTTCATCTAATACTATTTTTCTAGCAAGAGATTTAAATTCAGTAATTTTTGTTTTTAGTAAATCTTCTAATCTACTTTTCATATAATCATTTTCATCAAAGTAATAACTTTCATAACAAGGAAACGCTTGTAATCTATTACCATAAGTATTTGTGGCTGGTTGATAACTTGCCTTATAGTCTAAAGATTTTAAATCTCTTTCTATTTTTTGATACTTTTCTTGTGGAAAGAAACTCCAATGTTGTGATATGCCGTTATTTGTAATATAATCTATCATTACTTACCTGCCATTTTGTTTTTAGGTTGATACTCCCAACGAGGTGGATTGTTTCCACTAGGTGGGTGATCGTGGTACGACCCTGGTTTATATGTACTTAAATCTGGCATAGGTGCATTACCTTTTGCCTTACCTTCTCTAACTTCTTGTCTAGTCCAAGATGGTTTACCACTTTTGTCCATTGACCCTATGTTGATAGGATACCCTGGTTGACATTTTTCTACCTTACCACCTTTTTCTAAAAACTTCTTCATCATCTTATCAGATTCTTCTTTAGTCATTTTAGGTTTTGAGTGTGTATCGTAATCGTACATAGTATTATATATCTGTTCTTACAATGTGTTTTCTCAATGCTCTTGTAAGTCTTTCTATGTTATCTATAATATCAATAATACTCTTATCAGTAATATAGTGTTGTTTCTCTTTTAACCTATCATATTCTTTTAGTGATATTGAAACCATAGGACTCAAATCTCTAGTAGATTCATTCTCATAAGTTTTATCGTGTTCGTGTGTAGTTGTATTATCTACTTCTTCACTTGTGCTATATGTAGCACCATTCTCGTCTGTATATGTATCGCCTGTGTCTAAATACATTTTAGTCATAATAATCTCCGTTAACTTGTTTATCTCGTTCATCAACACCAGCATCTTTTTTTATTTTACCTTTTAAGTGTGCCGTGTATGGTGCGATTTTTGATTCTGGCCACACGTGACCATCTTTTCTTCTACCTGTCAAGTCAATTTGTGGTTGACCATTCAAAGTTCTTTTTCTTACTTCATTCCAAACATATGAATCGTGCCATTGTTTTTCTTTGAAAAGTAAATCTTGTTCGTATGAGTTTCTTAATTCTTTTACAAATCTTTGTGTATGTTTATTAGTTAGATTATAACCTACAAATCCACATTCAGGATAGTAAGGTGGGGCAGGTCTATCTAGGTAACAAATTGTATTGTCTTGTGGTAGTATATCTTTTAATATTATTTCTTCAGTAATTGTTTTCTTAAACATAACATCTGCGTCAACCCAAAATACATAATCATAATTACCCTCTAACATTAAGTGTGTCTTTGCAAATACTTTATAACTAAATCTAATTGCGTCTTTAAGAAAGTCTAAACCATAAACTATTTTACTATTATCTGTACCTTTGATTGTACTAAATTCGTTTCTTGTTTCGTTTCTTTTTATGAAGTCTTTTAAGGTAGGATTTGTGTCGTGTATATCTCTATGNAATATATTTCTATCAGGATTGATTTCAGGTATCCAACCCTCGTGGTAAACATAACAATCAAANGGCCAATTATATGTATCGTAAAATCTATGAGCGTAATACTCGTATAGTTTTCTATTAAGACTTGTTACTATTGCTATTTTCATTACCAACCTTTGCTATATAATAACTATCTACAATATCTGAAACAGGATTACCTGTCTTCATAGTGTCAAATAGTTTCTTCAAATCAATTTTAGTTTCTTTTATATAAAATTCGTACATCATATCTTTATCGGCATTTCCTTTGCCAGTTGCACCTTTCTTAACAACACTTGGTACAACAATGTCGTAAGGTATCTTTTCTTCTTGTAATCTGTATTTAAGTATGCCAGTATTTTCGGCAATTTGAAATAGTGCTTGACCTTTTGATCCGTAAGAATAACCTTCAATATAAACTTTGGGATTAGATAAAGGTTTAATAATATCAATCGCAAAGTCTGATATATTTCTAAATCTCTCAATTGGGTCTGTCCATTCTCTATGTTCATATCCTATAATATCTTCACTTATCTTACCTATATATTTCTTCTTGTTTGTTAAGAAGTAATACTTTTTAAATCCTACAGAAATGGCAGGACTTGTTAAACTATAATCAATTCCAACTATCGTGTTCAGCTTCATCTGGAATATATGTTTCAGTTTCTTCTTCATTCTCTACTTCAAATCCACAAAACGGACAAGTAAAAGGTGTCATATCTGTTTTGTCTTCATCCCAGGTAACACTATATTTAGTTTGACAATTAGTACAATTTTTTTCTGATTTTATCATTATAATTTAAATTTCTTAAATTGATCTTTGGTTACATCTTGTTTAATACCACCAATAACATAACTTTCTATTTCTGTTTCTTGTGGTGCATTTTGAGTACCTTTACTATTCAACCAATGATCTGTCCAAGGTAATGGATTTGTTTTAGTTTCATAAGCAGGTTTTAATTGTATTGCTCTCATTCTTCTATTTGCTGTATATTCTACAAATTTGTGTAATAGTTTTTCTGATAGACCTATCATAGAACCTTTAGAGAACAAGTAAGTTGCCCAACGCTTCTCTTGGTCTACTGCGTCATCATACATTTTATAAACTTCTTTTTCAGTTTCTTTTATAATTTTTGTAAAGTCTTTATCGTTTTCAAAATCTCTCCAGTTATTAATTATTCTTTGCGACATTGCAAGGTGTTGACTTTCATCTCTAGCAATAAATGATATGATCTTAGCAGAACCTTCTAGTTTCTTTAGTTCACCAAATGCAAACGAACAAGCAAATGATACATAGAATCTTAAACCCTCTAGTATGTTTACTGATACCATAGCAAGATATAATCTTTTCTTTAGTTCGTATAGATCAACTTTCTTATCTATTGTCCATTTATATCCCATTTCAATTAAATCATCATAAGTTTTAGTTACTGAAGCTGCTCTTTTCTCTATTTTTTCATCTTGTATAATTGTATCAAATACTTCATTAGGTTGTGAGTATAAGTTCTTAATTATATATGTATAACTTCTACTATGAATTGTTTCCATAAAGTCCCAAGTAATAATAGCACTTTCTAATTCTGGTAAAGATACAAAAGGTAAAAATGCAAGACAAGGTCCTCTACCTTGTACACTATCTAACATAGTTTGATACTTTAAGTTAGATGTAAATATAAATTTTTGTTCTTCTCTTAATTCTAGGTAATCGTTTCTGTCTTTTTGTAAAGACACTTCTTCAGGTCTCCAGAAATATCCTAGTTGTTGTTGAGTTAGTTTATCAAAGACAGGATACTTCATAGTATCATATCTTTGTACTGCTAGATCGGGTCCAAAAAACATTGATTGTTTTGTTGCGTCTAAATTCTTATCTTTGTTAAATACTGATTTCATTTATATTGTACACGAGTCACAATTCTCGTCTTCTTCTTTTGGTTCTGGTTGTTTTGTTTCATCTATCCAACCAATGCCGTGTACTGGTTCGTCAATATCTTTCTTGGCGTCATATGTATTTTGATAATAAGAAGTCTTCCAACCCAATCTATATGTTGTCAATAAGTCTTGTGCCATTACTGATACAGGTACTTGATTGTCTTCATAATCTTCAGGATTGTATGACCAATTACCAGAGATTGCCTGGTCAAAATACTTTTGCATTACTGCAACGATATTTATATATCCTTCATTCCCTTTCATATCCCATAATAAACTATAATTATTTTTCAATCTTTTATAATCAGGTACTATTTGTTTTAAAGGACCTTTTTTACTTTTCTTAACACTTAAATAATCTCTAGGTGGTTCTATGCCGTTTGTTGCATTAGATACCACACTAGAGGATTCTGATGGCATTTGGGCTGTGAGTGTGCTATGTCGTAGCCCATATGTTTTAATTTCTTTCCTTAACCACTCCCAATCGTAGGTCAGATTTCTGGTTACAACCTCATCTACCTCTTTCTTGTAAGTGTCTATGGGAAGAATTCCATCGGAATATTTTGTTCTATCAAAGTATTCACACTTGCCTTTTTCTTGTGCAAGTTCTTTACTTGACTTCAATAGATAATACTGGAATGCTTCTGTTAGTTTATCAACTTGTCTCCACGCAAGTTTCTGATCGTATCTGTATCCTTTTTTAGCAAGATAGTGTGCAAGTCCGATATAACCTATACCTAAACTTCTTCTTGCCTTTGTAGATATTTCAGCAGCGTTTATAGGATACTTTTGATGATCTATAATTTCATCTAACGCCCTAACTGCTAAATCACACAACGGTTCTAATTCATCTCTTTTGTCAATTAGTCCTACATTGATAGCAGATAAAATACATAATGCAATTTCACCTTCTTGGTCTATGTGTTGTAAAGGTTCAGTAGGTAAAGTAATTTCTTGGCATAAGTTTGACATTAAAATTCTATCTTTAAAACTAGAGTGAGTATTACAATGGTCAATATTCATAATATAGATACGACCTGTTTCTGCTCTTTCTTTTA